TGACCTCCGGCTGTGTAGCCTGTACCTGAGGCTTCCCCGGTTATGTCGCTGCGAAAAGCGTGTGCGTCTACATCAACGACATAGCTTGTCGTGACAAGCATTAGTTTGAAGGTGTCGGTGGTGTAGTTAATACCGCCCTTGCCAAGTTCTTCATAATAATTATTGTAAAATACTGAGGCCATATTTATGCTGCTGATTTATAACGTGCTCTGATAACTGGTTTGTGGTCAATGTTGCGTTTTGAATAGTGCGTTTGTAGTTCTTGTGTACGGCGTGCCAGCTCTGCATCTAGCTCACGCGCCTTATCACTCATAGTGTTACTTTTGGCGTACTTAGCGCAGGCAAAGAGCGCTGGTATGTCATGAAATAGTGACGGGATACCCGGTTGCTTAGTGGTATCCCCGGCTTCAAAGTAATCAGGATTACGCTTGTAGTACACCTTAAGTCCGGCAGTAGTAGTGACCTGTGCTGCGGCTGGAGCCGGATAGAGTAAGATAGACTGACCGCGTACATCGTAGTAGATAGGTAGCCCATCCTCATCCATAAATTCAGTAATCGAAAGCCCTTTACGTCGAATATCTTGTAAGTCAATCTGCGAGAGTGCATAGTAATTACCGTCAGATTTGCGTACCTCTACCGCTTCAATAACGAGAAAGTCGGTACTCATTTGGTAATCTTGCTGACTAGCTACAATGGCAGTGGTAGCAATAGGAAAGTCAGTCTGATTAGTGTCATCGTATGACCACCGGCCGTCAGCTTGCATAATTAAGTTGGCCGTCTCATTTAAGCCGTGGTTCAGTAAGCGGGTGAATGTGGCAAGGTTATTTGTGTCCCCAGAAATAGCACCATAATTACTACCAAATAGCCAGGTTTCACACTCTTGGATTAGTCCGTTCTTTGTGGAAATGTCATTGAATTGCATAGATAAAAGAAAAAGGCACACAAGTGTACCGTTTTTCGGTTAGTATTATTATACCACAAATTACTTTTGTTTTTGGTCACGGACTACCTTTATCCATTCTTCTACACGGTCGTTAATCTTGGCATACAGTTTGTCGTCAATTCTATCTAGACCGACAAACTCATCGAGTTCACCTAACTGCGGCATCACTTCTTCTTGCACAAGTGGTACAAGTTTCTCTTTTACTTTAGCGGCAAGTTGATCTTCGTTCTGCATCTTTTCCATCATGTCTTCGAGTTCCTGCTTCGTTTCCTTAACGTACTCATCATATGGTGCTTTAAGTTCAGCTTTTCGAGCTTCAATCTCCTCATAGCGCTTAAGGAATGGGTTTACATTTTCTTGGTGTTTACGAATAGTAGTGTACAGCTTGCCAATTTCTTTGTTCTTTACTTCAACTAAACGTGGATTGGTGTACTTATCTTCGGTAAACAGACTAGTGTCGATTTGCATAGTGTTGTTCAATTATTTGCCGCCATTCTTTGGCGTACTTTTTAATATTATAGTGTTCAAGCACGTAATTATGTGCCCTATCTGCTAGTGTAGCATACTGATCGTAGTTCTTGATAGTATTTTTTATCGCTGGAAGCCAGTCTTTGTCATCAGTTATTACCTGCATATACTTCTTATCCTTGCCGTCCTGATAAGGACTGTCTTTATTGGTGAACCCCTGTGCGATGACTGGTATACGAGCCAGCGAGCATTCCACAAACTTGATGTTCGACTTACATCGGTTAAAATAATTGTCCTTACGGGGGATTAGGGCAATATCAAGCGCCAAGTCGGCCAGTTTCTTATGATACCGTGTGGCCGGTACAAACTCGTGCCACTCAATATTCTTGACGGTCTGCCAAAAAGCATTGTCCTTCTCATAGCCCTTATAATTACTATTGTTCTGGGGGTTTCCAAGGACAACAAATGTAACGTCATTGGAGGCATCCAGGGCGCGAATAACATCTTTGACGTGGATATAGTCATCATTAGATGCTACCGAACCAATGAAGCCGATCCTGGTCTTACCTGGCACACGTCTCCGAGGATATTCGTCAAGTGGGTCTATGGTGTTTTTACAGACTACCACCGGACACGTGGCTGTTTGGCGATACTCCTCAGCCAGTACATGAGTCGAAGCAATCACCAAGTCGGCAATTTTGAGGGCTTTGTTTAAATTGTCACTTAAATGAATAGCTAACTCGCGCGCCTTGTCACTTCCAAGCATATTAAGCGGAACCCCTTTACCGGGTAGGTATGTGTCATCGTTATCAAATACGATAAACTTGCCCTTCTGCTTCAGTGCTTTCATCAACTCTACCCGATAGCCATCATTTGGACGCTGAATTACGACAACATCAGCTTCAAGGGTCCTTTTATGCATTAAGTCCTTGTCCCATGACTGTTGCACGAACTCGGTCATGCAGGTCATATTGCCATAAATAGCGGGGAGGTAACCACGATAGAAATAGCAACCATCATACGCACCAGGCAAGAAGAATATCTTGAGCATTATTTTTGTACAGCCTTGAGAATAGCGGCTAAGGTTTCTTCCATTTTATCGACACGTTGCTCAAGCTTCGATACTTCCGCCGGATTTTGCTCTGGGTAGTCCTCTCGTATCTTTGGTTCACTAGCTGCTTTAAGTGCTTCCAATTTATCCTTTTGGACTAAAGTATACTCGTTCCACTTTTCTTGGTTAACTACCTGTCCATTCCGAATAATCCAACCCCCATTGGCTTCGTCCCGCATATCACGAATGCCACCATCCAAACCACGCACAATCGTTTTCTTAAATAGTTTTCCTACTTGAGTATTTCCCATATAGAAAGATTATAACATACGAAAAAACCCCCGTAAGGGGGTCTTAATCGTAGTTAGTGGATAACTAGGCAACGGTCTGTATACTCTTAAGGAGAACAGCAGCATCGTCACGGTTTTCAACCACACCGTAGCAGAGGTCAATGGTGACAAGTTCACCAAGGTACTCATGCACGTATGATTGCTGTACACGGACACCTTCTCCACCGACGTAGCCCATTTCTGCCTTGGCTGGCATCGATAGGCGTGCCCAGTGAATAGCGTCTTTGTGTGCAAGTACGTTATTTCGTGAACCAAGGGTAACACCTACGGCAGCAGTAACGATTACTGGTATGCCATAAAGCATTGGAGTTGGTGCCTTCATACGTGTTTCTTCTGATTTCGTATTCTGCCATAGAGTGAACTTATCAATAGTTCCAATCTGTCGGTAGAATGTGTTTGGGTGCATAATCCACGCAACTTCACCTGTGAAGATACCTGGTACGCCAGCAGCTTCGAGCGTCGCAATAGCTGAAAGAAGACTAGAATCTGCAAGGTTAGTCGTTGATGCGCCGAGTGCTGTACTGAATGACGAGAACAGGGCTGCAATAGCATCATCAAGGTCTTGTGCAATTTCGTATGCTCCACCCTTCGCAATCTTTTCCTGGAGGTAATAGCTCTTCTTAAGCTGTGCCATCTCACGGTCTTCGATTACGAATGAACTTTCTTTCCAAGTAGAGACTACAAGTGTTTGCGTAGTGTAAGTTGGTGAAGAAAGTGTTACCTCAGCATTGTTGGTCTTAGTAGACACAGTCAAAGCTGAAAGGTTTGGAGTGTAGACAGTGTCTCCACCATCTACAAGTTCATCACTACGATCGATAAAGAATGAAGCGAGCTTCAAGTCATATCGGAAGTAGTCGTTAATTTGTGCTCCCCAGATTTCTGGGATATTTACGTCGAGGTCTCCGAATGTGAATCCGTTAGTACCGAGTGCCATATAAGTTAGTTAATGATTATTACTAACGTGGCCATAGGTTAGCGACCAGTGCGACTATTCCACAGCTCTTTATGCTCTGCGGCTGAAAGTCCCTGAGTCTTAAAGTCTTTCTTTTGGCCACGATTGCCGGAACCGCGCGACGCTTCCATAGACGCCTTCTCCTCACGTTGTTGGGCTTCGTATGCTTGCTTCGCATACCCAAACATCGTGCTGTTTACTGCCTCAGTCAAAGTAATTCCTTCGAGGCGAGCGATTTTACGCGCTTGGTCAATAAGGCTTTTATCCTTGACTTGAGTAATTGTGAGAATATCATCTTCAGAAAGACTGTTGGTTTCGACTTTGGTCTGTTTTACTTCTGGTTTCTCTTCAAGCTTCTTGGCTTTGCGTTCTGCAATCGCTTTCCACTTAAGAGCTTCGGCTTTGTAATCAGTAGTATCTACTTCTTCATTAGTTTCTACTGCTACGTCGTCACTGTTTGTCGAGGTTGTGACTTCCTGAGTTTCATCATTGAACATAGTGATGGACTAGTTAATTGCTTAAGCAATTTTTGGGCGGAATTGTAACCGGGTGCAATTAGAGGGCGTTGTTTCTCAACCCATCTTCCTTCTTTATACTAAACATCTGAACGAGTTCTTGTTCCGCATTAGCCAAAGCTTTATATACGACGTTAAGGTTCTTTGTGTCTTCACCTTTAATGACCATAACAAGTGCTTGCTTATCAAGTGATGCCTTGAAAAACTTAAACACCTCGGTGCGCATATGATTTTGGTCGTTAAATTGTTTTAATAGTGTTATATCCATATTACGTAGTCATTGACGCTGGTTCCTGTATCAGTGGTTCAGTTGGTTGTGTTGCTTGTGGTTGTGTTGCTTGTGGTTGTGTTGCTTTGTGCGGGATAAGTTCAGCTGGGCTAATGCCAATGCCGGTCATCTCCACTGCCTTACCAAATATCTTAGATAGAATCGGATCTTCGAGAACACTGAATGTTCCAGTGTTTGGATTAAATGACTGGGTAATAGTCACGAGCATGTTGTTGATAGTCTCAAACATGACACCCTTATTAAGTTGCTCTCCGGTGATATTAATATCAATCTGAGCTTCCAAGTCTTTGAAATAATCGTCTGGAATGTCGATAAAGCGTATGCCCTTCGTTACCCTCATTAGTTCCTTCTCTGATTCTAGTAACACTTGATAATCCTCAATATTGGTTACTTTACCCTGTAGAGCGCGGTCAATGACTTTACGATTAGCTCGTTCGGTACTAACGGCCTCGTCAATCACCTGTAATTCTTCGGTCGTAAAATCAGAAGTAAGAACATGGGCGCGAGTGAGCTTGCCTTTGAGGTGCGGTACAATCCAGTCAGCGAACACTCCTCGCCAGAAGATACCGGCTTCCTCCATACGGTACGAAAACAGTCCCATTCCTTCTTGGTTCTGTACAGCCAGTGACCGGAATGGCGTGCCGGAAGGCATGGTTTCACCCGTCACGGCCTCAAAAGTAGAGGTAGCACGTGATACTTGCTCGTCCCACTTCACGCGAATGTTATCAAGCTGGGGCAGTGAGTTTGGCGTGCTATTTAGTACCTGAAATTGCTCACCAGGAAGAACTTTGAGGAGTTGCCCACTCTCTACATCAGTCAGCAAGTTATTCTCGACACTAGCGGAGTCGGTCCAAAAGAGAGTACGAGAAGCAATCTCCATGATGTCCGACTCTTTAAGAATTGAATCGTTGATGGCCACCTGTGCCTCAAAGGAGTCCTCAGCAATGCCAATACCGAGTCCGCGGCCAGACGCTTCAAACCACGCAAGGTACTTATAGTCTGAAGTAGTTTTCTTTTCACTATGTAGACAAGCTACAGCGTTATCATCTTGATCAAGCAGGATGAAGTGCTTTTGGAGACAATAACCTTCATTGGTTTCATTGACATATTCATTCTCGAACTCACCCTCAATTTCGAGCACACAGACACGGTCGGATGAACTGTAGTTCTTGCCGTGCGTTTTCTTCATGGTTTTCTCAACTAAGTCCAAGTTGTCAGCTAGATTATTCCAGGCATCCATCTTTGATTGAAACTGTACCTTTGTCATGTAATGGCGCTCGCCTTTCACCCCATTGATGATATCAATCGAGTCAGTAACAATATTCTTCCACTCCGGAATTTGAATATGTAGTTCACCGCCACGCCTCACTCGCTTAATAAGCACACCACCATATTTAGCACGTGTATAACCGAAGTCATTGAGTGTCTTAGCAAAACTTACACGCTTCATCCAGTTCTTCATTTCTTTAGAGAAGAGCATTGACTTCACGTAGTGCTTCGGATTATCCGAAAATACGGTGAAGTCTTTAGTGTCAATGTCAGTAGCTCGTACTGCTACGTTAATGCGAAAGTTGGTGATGTTATAAAAAGGCTTCACCCGATTTCGGTTGTCAGTGTTGCCGTTTAAGTAGCGCGAGTTTGTATAAAACTCAATCCGCCGAAGTGTTTGATACATTGAATACGGCAAACCATCAATGATGTCAACCGTTCCTTTCTCGTAGTTTTCTTTGATACGTTGTACTTCTCTAAGTATTTCCATAGATAAATAAAAAACAGCCCTCCCATAAATAGGATGCCGTTTTTCGGTCATTTATATTATACCACATTAGTCTAGGATTTCACGCAATGTCTTAGTTACGATGTAGTAATCTTCGCGCCCCTTCTGGTCGGCCACGATCTCCACTTTTTCGTGTGGGTTAAGAGCACGAAGCATCATAATTATCATCTTCTCATTCTTAGTAAGTTCTTCAAAAATCATAATGAGCGGGGCGTGTTATTAAGACGGCGAGCGCTGTGAATACGTGATAATTTTAACACATCATTTTCCTTAGGTTTAAGGCCTTCAAAAGCATAGCGAACGGCGTCCATGGCGTGGTTGTCCCGCTCTTGTGGCACATTGGTTATCTTACCGAGCTTATCCTCAAGGAATAGATACTTCATATACTCGTTTATAATGTTGTACGAACGATTGGTGACACTAATCTTCTGTCGCTGCACGAACTGTATGCCTTGACGCACTGAATCATTACCCTTCTGCGCCGGTAATACCGTAAGGCCGTATAAACGAAGTTCATCAATGCTCTTTGGCTCTGCGCTGTCAGCTACAACGTGCGCTTGTGGGTGGCTATTAATGATATCAGCTATCTGTTTATTTGAAAGTCCTTTGTGATAGGCTATCTCGTCAATGATATAGCCCCCGTTGTAGTAATAGAGCGCAATGATAGCGGTGGGGTCGTTAGTGTAGCCAAAGTCCAGTGCGTATTTCTCTAAGCGAGCCTCATACGGTATCTCATCAATGAAGCGCCAATCACGAAACACCTTGCGTTCCAAACTGGATGGTTCACCGAGCCACTTATGTTTGTATAGTGATGGACGATTAACCTTGTCATCCTCCATTTCGTTACGAATAACGTCAGGCATCATATTGTACTTAATAGCAATGTCATAATTTACATTGATGACTAGTGTATTTGGTCGGCCTTCAATAACAAGACGCTGGTGTATGGGGTCATCTTCAAGTAAGCGGTTGTATGTATAAATAATCTGCGAGCCGGGCTTACGCACAGTAGGAGTAAGAATATCAAGGGACTCACTAGAGATAGTTTGTGCTTCTTCCACCCAAGCAATATCAATACCTTCAATAGATTTAATACTTTGCGCGTTGTTTCGTAAACCTTTAAATATAAAGTCAGAGCCAGTCTGACTGTTTACGATAGCCTTGTCTGTTACAACAAAGTCAAATAAGCCATAGAACACAATCAAGTCAGAGAGCAACTGATGTGAAGACTCACTAATAGAGTTCTGAAATTCACGGAAACAACCAATACGCACCTTCTCTTGTCTGGCGCGTATGAGCAAGTACCGCGCCGTGGTGTGTGACTTCAAAGAATAGCGACCGCCATAGATAGCAGCTTCGCGCCAGTCCCTGTCAAACAAACGCTTAAACTCAATTGGTATATTAACTATCAATTGTGGTTTTTCCATCAGTTATAAACTTTACGAGCATCGGTATTGCTTCACCGTTAGTAGTAACATCAGTTTTAGATTCTGGCCTCCCTTCTGCCATCTCCCAAATAACTTTCTTATCCATTCCTTCAAAGTAGTCAATACGCTCTTCATCAGTAAGGCCTGCCAAATAAGCGCGAGCAAACTCCTTAAGTGTCTTTGTAGGTGGACGCCCGGCCGGGTTGCCGCTCTGTCCTTTCTTAAAGACGTGTGGCAACAACTGATGTGGAACCTTACTGTTAACAGGCTGTTTTTCTGCCTCATCCATACGTGTTTAAATTACTTTCTTCTTAATCGCTTTTTTCAACTTAGCTAATATAGTTTCTTTTACTTCTGATTCAGTAACAACCTTAGTTGCTTTTGGTACTTCAACTATTGGTGTCTCTAAACGAAAGCCGCGTTGTCGTAATTGATGTCGTCGCATATAAGAATATTATATCACAAAGTTAGGTATTTTTGTGCCACCGTCGTAATATTGTTGTAATCAGTGATGTATGAACGTAGCCGCGACCCAAGTGTCGGGTTGTACTGGGTAAGTAATAGCTTAATATCATCAACCGTGTAGTCGTGTTGGTATCTTCTCCCAGAGCAATTATTCTTGCGATACTCCAAAATAGTATCAGGAGTGACAAAGCCGTCACCGCCATTATAGTCGTAGATGATGACATTACGTTCACAAGCCATGGCCTCATACGCGGTACGACCTAAACCAAACACCAAATCAGCTCTGTTTATTACTCTTGGCACGTCTGTTGTTTTGTATACACCACCAATGGTTTCGAATTGGAGGCCTAGTTGCTCGCACGCTAATTTAACCTTTAACCTGGCAGTACTGGAGTAGTTTGATGAAAACAACACACTTTTCAGTGAGGCATTAACCGGATTGACAGAATGAAACTTATCCAGGTCTATTCCATTACGGATAACCACCGAGTTAAAACCTTTATTGCGTAAATTACGTTGTACTTCCTCACTTACTGATACGTATATATCCGCACCGGGGATGGGTTGCTCCAAGTTGGGTATAACACCGTGTGAAGTGAAAATCTTTTTACACGTTAGGTGTGTCACTGTTTGTAAGCACGTGTTGTGGTTGATAATGGCTAGGTCGTAAATATCAGGCAGGTTAGTAGCATCAGTACTGGTAGTGACTGTATGCCCAAGCTTCTCTAACTCGAATCGGAGTGAGGCTGTCCAAGTTTCGGATCCGGTGCCTCCGCCTAGTATGTAATTTGTTAGGAGTATATGCATAAAAGTAGCCCCGAAGGGCTAGAAGTTGATTATGCTTATAGTGATAGAGGACACAGTCTGTGTCTCATCCATTTTTACACCAAGCAAACGAAGTGCTTCGTATAACTCTTTACTGGATTCGATGTCGTACAGCGTATGTAGGATTACTTTGCCGCTTTGATATTCCTTGGTCGCTATCTTCATTATGTTTCCTTTGTGTTTAACCGCCCACCACAGTATCGAACTGCGTGGTCCCGACTAGGTTGAGAGACAATAGGAGTTCTTGGTATAGAAAATATCACCTAGTGAGACGAGAACCAATCGTGGGCTGGGTACTAGTCCTTATTGACTAGCTCTGTATTGAATTATACCACATTTGTTTTGATAGGTACAAGGCGTTCCACGACGAGAGTGGCGTATCCTGCGATGTCTGCATAGTGATCTGGCTCATCGGGGTTCCCTGCGCAAATGCGGCTAATCTTGTGCAATATCATATGAAGTGCCTCCCTCTGTACGTCGCTCATGTTATCCCAATTCGGGGACCTCTCAACAATGTACTTGAGTTGCTGTGAAAGGCGGGCGTTGTCGGTAAAGTCTCCGTGGGTTTTTCCTCGTTGTTCTAGTATTTCGTGTGTTTTCATACCTAGATTGTAGCACATGGAGAGGGTACCGAGGGGGTGTTATCCCCAGAGGCCATGAGATAAAAAGTGCTCCGGGTGACATAGGGGTCTGGAACTCGCTAAACTTTTTATTTATACCTATTTTAATTTATTTATGTAGTTTTATAAAAAGTATGTCACTATGTCACCCACTATCGTTTATATGCTTATAATAAGCCACGAAAATAGGGTGACATACTTGGTGACATACTAGGTGACATACCCTAAAAACAGGGGTATGTCACCCCATTACACAACAAAAAAAGCCTATTGTATAGACTTTTTTTGCACCGGGTGACATACTCATTTTAGTATGTCACCTTTTGATGTCACCACTTTTTTGTGTTGTAATTTGGCCTAAAAATACGACTCAGAACGTGCTTCAATTTTCTCTGTTTTTTCGTTCAAAACGTAATGCTCTTTAAGCTTCAAACCTGTCCAATATCGCGAAGTCTTACTCCGCTTACCTTCGATATGAGCAAACCTGATTAGCGGCTGACTTGCCAATAGTTGACCAAACTTCTGTGGTGAAATTGAGCGAGTGAAGCTGTTACCCTCGGTGTACTCCTGATATGCGTTATATATCACTTTACTGGGAATAGTTTCGTCCCTTGAACCTGGGTCAAAGTATTCATCAAGGAACTCGGCAATAGTGTCTGCTGAAGCCTTGTACTCTTCAATTAAGTCTTCGTGACCTTCAATTAGAGTGAAACCACCCATTTTTTGCAAATCATGCAACCCACGTAGCATACGATTAAGAATACCTGGTGCTTCATCTTTCAATTTTGTATTCATCTGCTTGTCTTCCCTATCTGTTTCAGTAAAAGAAACCTTGATTGGTATAAATATCAAGCGGCGGAAGATACCTATCTCGGCGCTTAGTGGCAAGCGATTGGCTGTTAGCACACACTTAAGCGTGTTCTGTCCTTTGACGATGCCATTTATCCCCTTACGTTCGATGTTAATATGTTGTCCGGTAATCAGTGTGCCTAGTGAGTTCCCCATTTCGGCTTTCTTTACGTCTACCTCATCAAACCAGCAAAGTCTTGCGCCCACAAACTGACTGCCAGAAAAGCGCATCGATTCTCCCTGTAATTCAGTCAACTTCTTTTCAATCATCAAATCTCCCAGTACGTAGCTCCAAGCATCCATCAACGTACTCTTTCCACAACCTGTCCGACCAACCAATGTAAGCATCTTTTGTTGGGTGATATCGTTTGTTAAGGTAAGCCCACTGAACTGGTCAACGACTCGTACCTGGTCAGCCTTAAGCTGAAAATCAATATCCAAAAACTTATCATAGACGGGGCACGTAGCGTCACTTTTGTAATCAACCGCACTCTTCATCCGGCTTAGCATTAACGGTGTATGCGAAGTAAACTCTAGCGTTTTTAATTGCACCCAGCCATTATTAGCATGAAACCAAAAATCTTCTTTATCAAAATCATCGTATGCCACCCCGCGATCGCAGTACAT